TATACTGACCTGAGACTGACCAGCCGTTTGTACATGAAGAATCGAAGCTATCCAGATCTGGTAAATCGCATACAGGACCGAATCCGAACTCATCTGGGGCTGGAAGCCTATCCCCTGATCGACGGTCATGGCAGCTACGGAGCCGTGACCAGTTATACCCGACCCAGCGGTGATGTATATCTGCATCAGGATCCTCGCAGCTCTGCTGGTCTGGCGTCACTTAGATGCAATGTTCTGACTCAGGCTGCTGACAGCGGAGCCGTACTTCGAGTCGGCGGTGAAGTTGTTGACATTGGTGTGGGTGATCTGCACTGCTACCTGTCTTCGGAACATAAGCATGAAGTATCTACAGTGTTAGGCAATACAGCTCGCATACTCTGGATGTTTGGTGCAGCAGTCCCAGTTGAATTCTGGGAAAAGTAATTGACACGCCGACCCTATACCTATATAATGTACACATATGAGCCTATTCACTGATGTAAAATTCCTTAATCTAGTTGGTCCCAGACTGCCCCTGTTCAAACGCAAGGGTGATTATCTGTACAACTGTCGTTGCCCTATCTGTGGCGACAGCCGCAAAAAACAAAATCTTGCTCGGGGATACTTTTATCGTCAGAGCAATGACTTATATTATAAATGTCATAACTGTGATGCCAGCCAGCATTTTGGTACATTCCTAAAAAATTATGATGCACTGCTGTACAAAGAATATGCTCTGGAGCGTTATGCCAATGGCGAAAATCGTCGACCGCATGCTGCTCCAGAGTTCAAGTTTGAGGCTCCGGTGTTCCAACCACAGACCTCCGCGCCGGAGCCTTCCCCTGTTGATACGTTATTGACTCGAGTGGACAACATGCCTGCTGACAGCGAGGTCCGAAAATTCTGTGCAGCCAGACACATACCAGAATCCGAGCTGCACAGACTATACCACATAGACGACATCAAACGCATCGAAGTCATACACGACCGATATCGTAACACCATACAGACTCATGAGCCACGCCTGGTCATACCATTCTATAATTCTGCTGGCACCCTGACCGGTCTAAGCTGTCGGGGCATGCGAGACGAGGCGCTCAGATATATAACAGTACGCATTAATGAAACTGACCCCTTGATTTTTGGCATAGAACGTTTAGATAAAAAGGAACCCATATATGTTTGTGAAGGCCCTATTGATAGTCTTTTTCTTGCTAATTGCATTGCTGTGGGTGGTACTGGATTCGGAAAACTCGGATCTCTGGGACTAGACTTAAAACAAACAACTGTGATCATAGACAACCAGCCACGCAATAGCGAAGTCTGCAAGGTCTATGAACGCATCATAGCCGCAGGTTATGCAGTGTTTATCTGGCCAGACTATACCAGTGCCAAGGACATCAATGATCTCATACTGCAGGGCATAGATGCTCAGACACTGATTAAAACTCATACCTATGCTGGGCTGACTGCTCAGCTTAAATTCAACACCTGGAGAAAAATATAATGGCCTTGGCTCGATTAATTAGTTATACTCAACCAGACCCAGACGCAATTGACCAAAATGATGTTACCAGCATACAGGATCTGGTGGCCTATTGCGCCAGAGTCAGCAATCCTGGCAATCAGAACAATGCAAAGACTGCGGATAAACTGCTTAAATATTTAATTAAACACAAGCACTGGAGTCCATTCGAAATGGTTAGCCTGTGCATGGAAATTACAACTACCCGAGACATAGGTCGCCAGCTGCTAAGACACCGAAGTTTTAGCTTTCAGGAATTCAGTCAGCGCTATGCAGATCCAACTGATGCAGGTTCGGGTCTGGATTACAGCATCAGAGAATGTCGTCTACAGGACCCCGTAAATCGTCAGAACAGCATAGCCGTGGATGACAACAACATTGAACAAAAATACCTGGCTCATGTCTGGCAGAAAAAACAACAGGAAATCATACAGCACTGCGATGAAGTTTATAAATGGGCCACAGATTCTGGCATAGCCAAGGAACAGGCCAGAGCAGTCCTGCCCGAAGGGCTGACCAATAGCCGACTGTATGTAAACGGAACCCTGCGCAGCTGGATTCACTACATAGATGTCAGGGATGGTAATGGAACACAGAAGGAACATGCGGAAATTGCCCGTGAATGTGCCCGTGTCATAGCAAAAATATTTCCTTTGATCAATGATACTAAAGATGATTAAACATATATATACTGAACCGGGGGTTATATAATCATGTGGTTTTTACATTTTATTCCAGACAGCTGGTATCAGCTTTTTGTGCATTTTATTGTTGTAGTTGGTGTTGCTCTGGGATTCGTTGGCGCTCTAGCCTATAGAATTCCATTCATAGCTAATTATGGCATGATCATCAAGGGACTGGGCAGCATCTTTTTTATTGCCGGTGTCTTTTTAGAAGGTGGTTATGCAACTGAAATGAGTTGGAGAAACAAAGCTCGTGAAACCGAACATCAGATTGCCGAACTTAAGCTCAAGAGCCAAAAGATCAATCACAAGGTAGTCTACAAGTATATTGAACGCACCAAAATTGTCAAGGAAAAATCCAATGCTATTCGTCAACAGATTGTCAAGTATGTTACCAAAGATGCTGATGCTAACTGTGCTATTCCTGAATCTGCCATCGTGCTCCATGATGCTGCCAGCCAAAACATCGTTCCCGACCCCGCCAGCGGAGCTATTAAAGGAGCCAGCAGTGTTACGCTCAGTAAACTCCTCGACACCACCGTCCTCAACTACGGAACCTTCTACGAAGTCCGAGAGCAATTAAAAGCTCTGCAGGACTGGGTCCGCGAACAAAAGAAAATAAATCCCTAATCGACACTGAGTAGTGGTTATATTATAATAAATTTTTACTAAGGAAAGCATTCATGCAATATCTGGGACTGGAAATTAATCTCGAAAGAGATGCCTTATTCGATGAATTAGGTTTGTTGAGAATGAAAGAAAGTTATTTAAAGGATGATGAAACCAGCCCGCAACACAGATTTGCCGCAGTCAGTAAACAATTTGGTAGTAATCCCGAACACGCACAACGCCTGTATGAATACAGTTCAAAGCACTGGCTCAGCTATGCAACACCAGTACTGTCATTTGGACGCAGTAAACGAGGTCTTCCGATCAGCTGCTTCCTTAACTTTATTGAAGACACTGCGGAGGGACTAGTTGAAAATCTTTCGGAAACTAATTGGCTTAGCATGCTTGGGGGTGGCGTTGGCATTGGTTTTGGTATTCGCAGTGCCGATGATAAGTCTACAGGTGTCATGCCGCATCTTAAGATGTATGACGCCAGCAGTCTGGCTTACAGACAGGGTCGTACGCGCCGTGGAAGTTATGCTGCTTACCTCGATGTATCTCATCCTGACATCCTGATGTTCCTGGAAATGCGTAAGCCCACAGGCGACCAGAATATGCGATGCTTAAACATGCATCATGGCATCAACATCACCGACGACTTCATGCAGATCATAGAACGTTGCATGCTGGACAAAGATGCTGACGATAGCTGGAACCTGGTGGACCCACACAGCCAGGAAATACGTGAAACTGTCAGTGCCAAAGAACTCTGGCAAAGAATTTTAGAAATGCGCATGCAGACCGGCGAACCCTATCTGCATTTTATTGATGAATCAAATCGACAGTTACCTCAGTGGCTTAAGGATCGAGGACTACGAGTTCATCAGAGCAATCTCTGTAGCGAAATCATACTGCCAACTAATGAACAACGAACTGCGGTTTGTTGTCTGAGCAGTCTTAATCTGGAGAACTATGATGAGTGGAAAACAGAACCTCAGTTCTTGGCTGATATTGCTGAGATGCTTGACAACGTACTGCAGTATTTTATTGATAATGCCCCTGATGTTATTAAGCGTGCTAAGTTTAGTGCTGCTAGGGAGCGCAGTATCGGCATTGGCGCACTTGGCTGGCACGCGCTCCTGCAAAAAAGAAACCTAGCCTGGGAAAGTGCCCTGGCTGTGAGTCTGAACAAACAGATTTTTAGTCATGTAAGGAAACAATTAGATGTTGCGAACAAAACCCTTGGTGCGGCTCGTGGCGAAGCTCCTGATGCAGTGGGTACTGGGAACCGTTTTAGTCATATGCTCGCTATTGCTCCCAATGCCTCAACTAGTATCATCATGGGAAATACTAGTCCTAGCATCGAGCCTTATCGTGCTAATGCTTATCGTCAGGATACACTTTCAGGATCCCATTTAAATAAAAATAAATATCTGGACATCATATTGAGAGAAAAAGCCGGTGACAAGTATGATGAAGCCTGGAGCAGCATCATAGCCAATGATGGAAGTGTACAGCATCTGGATTACCTGGATGACTGGACCAAGGATGTGTTCAAGACTGCCATGGAGATTGATCAGCGCTGGGTAGTACAGCATGCAGCCGATCGTCAGGAGTACATAGACCAGGCACAGAGTTTAAATGTGTTCTTCAGACCCGACAGCCATATCAAATACATACATGCAGTTCACTTCCAGGCCTGGAAACAGGGATTAAAGACCATGTACTATTGCCGAAGCGATAAAATTGCCAAGGCAGACAAGGTCAGTAAACGCATTGAGCGCGAAGTCATCAAGGAGATTGATCTAACTGCTCTGGCTCAGGCCGATGATGGTGTTTGCATAGCCTGCGAAGGTTAAATGAACGATCCCCGAGTCTGGTGGGTTCTAAGAACCATAGAAATTGTAACTTGTATTCACATTATTGTTAACATTTGGAAACATTGGTAATGAAAATAGGATTTAATTGCAGTAGTTTTGATCTGCTCCATGCCGGGCATGTGACCATGCTTAAAATGGAAAAAGAACGCTGTGACTATCTCAAGGTAGCACTACAGACCAATCCGGCCATAGACAGACCGGGTGTTAAAAATGTACCCGTACAGAGCATCTATGAACGCTATGTACAGCTACAGGCCTGTAAATACGTGGATGAAATTCTGGTCTATGACACCGAAGAAGAATTATTAAATCTGATCAAAACACAGACCATGCACATAAGATTCCTAAGCGAAGAATA